GTCGTAGTTGGACTGGTGAACGAGGTAAAGCAGCTCGTCGTCGCTGGGGTTGCTAATCACTCATTTCTAAAGTGTCATGACCTACTCAGTCCCCGGCTCAGTCAGAACCCACCTAGTCAGCTCCTCGTATCTAGGATCAGTTGATAGTCCATTTGTTCGCACCCGTGCGGTGATCGATCAAATGAAGGGCTGGGAAATCATGAAAGCCGTGGTTTCCGGCACTGAGTATTTACGTGACAACAGCGAAGCATTCCTACCAATAGAACCCCGCGAAGACTATTCCGCATACCTGGCGCGTGTAAATCGTGCTGTATTTACGCCTTATACCCAACGTTTGATTCGAGCGGCAGCAGGCTTGATTCTGCGTAAACCAATCAATATTGTTGGCGATCCATATTGGACAGAAGTCTTCAACAAGGATGTTGACGGTTGCGGTTCAGATCTAGACGAATATGCACGTCGTTTAGTTGGTTGTGCATTGACCTACGGCCATTGCCATACGTTGGTTGACTTTCCCGCTCCAACAGAAGCCCGAAGCCTTGCAGAAGAGCGTGCATTAAATCGTCGCCCATATTGGATTGAGGTTGACCCAACCAAAGTGTATGGCTGGCGTTTGGATCGTGAATCCAATTACGGCAACTTGACTCAAGTGCGTATTGGCGAAAAAGCTGTTGTCCCTGACGGTGAGTTTGGAGAAAAGGTCTATGACCAAATTCGTGTCATTGAGCCGGGTCGTTATCGCGTCTATCGGCAAGAAGAGCAAAAGAAAGCGATGCAAGGGAACTTCCCATATCCCTCTTCGTTTGACCAATCAGACGCTACGTCGGAGTTTGAGCTTGTTGAATCTGGGCCGTATTCACTTGATCAAGTCCCCTTGGTCACCGTATATGCGAACAAGATGGACACGTTGACAAGCCGTCCACCACTTTTGGACATTGCCCATCTAAATCTTGCTCATTTCCAACGCCAAGCTGACTTGATTCATAGCTTGCATATCGCATCACAACCGATGTTGGTGCTTGAGGGTTGGGACGATCAGACTAAAGATATGGCGATTGGTGTGAACTATGCGATGGCAACGCAGCCGGGAAACAAGGTTTACTACGTGGAGCCTGCCGCTAGTGCTTTTGAAGCGCAATCTGCGGAGATCCAAGAGTTACAGCAACAAATGGCGACGTTGGGTATCAGCACGCTTAGCCAACAGAAATTCGTAGCTGAATCTGCCGACGCACGACGCCTAGACCGTATCGACACAAATTCAATGTTGTCGATGGTATCGATGGACTTGGAGTCAGGTTTACAGAAGGCTTACAACTTGGCTGCTAATTACTTGGGTATTGAGCCACCTGAGGTGAAGATCAGCCGTGACTTCGATCTTCAGCGTCTTATCGGTCAAGACATTACGGCAATGGCTCAGCTATTCCAGGACAACATTATTGATCGCGGAGAGTTCCGCGACATGCTGGTACAGGGTGAAATCCTGCCTACATCAGCTGAATCGCAAGACCAGGCATCAGAGGTACAGTAAAGGGGCAGTAATTATTTAGCTTCATGGCTAAGTCAATCGACAAGGTTTTGCAGCCAGACGGTTCCTATAAGTGGGAAATGGTTGATTCTTGGGATCCTGCATCCGAAAAGAAAGCAACACCAGCTGTCGCACCAAAGGCTGCAGCAAAACCCAAAGCTACTAAAAAGGCGAAAGCTATTAAAGTAGAAGAGTAAATCTACTTTTTCCAATGGAAGAACAAGTCATCCAGGAGACGCCCGTGGCAACTCCTGATCAGCCCGTGGCTGAGACTGCGACTTCAACCCCTGCTGTAGACGTTTCAGTTTACGAGCAACAGATTCAAGCGTTGAAATTACGTGCCAATGAAGCTGAGGATAAATTCCAAGGCATCAAAGGCAAGCTTGATGATGTCTACAAAAAACAAGACGATCAGCGCAGAAAAACGCTTGAAGACCAGGGTCAGTGGAAAGACCTTTGGGAAGAAGCCAACAAAACTGCCCAAGAAAAGCAGCAGCAAATTGCTGATCTAGAGCGTCAGTTGCAAGAGCTTCGGGTTTCAAACGAAACTGCAGCGATGCAAACGTCTGCTTTGTCTGCAATTAGTCAGGCTGGAGCGATTAATGCTGAGCAAATGCTGCAATTAGTGCAGAATGGTCTTAAGAAGTCTGAAGATGGCAGCGTTAAAGTTCTTGACGGTGGCATTGAGCAAGACTTAGGCGTTTACTTAGCCAAACTAAAAAATCCTGGTTCTGGTTATGAACATCACTTCAAGCCAAGTACTCAAGCTGGCATGGGAGCTAAACCTTCTACAGGAACTGCAGGTGCCGCAGGCATCGCAAATCCTTGGCTAGAGGGTAGTATTAACTTAACAAAGCAAATGGCTTTGGATGCTTCCGACCCTGATCTTGCAGCTGTGCTCAGGAGAGAGGCCGGTAAATAGTCCCTGTGGGACACCATCTCAAGTCTGTGACTTGATCCACCGCAAACATTATCCCTGAATAAGAAATGGCTGCTCCATTTCAGAATTATTCCGGCGGTGTCCTACTCGCGGACATCGTAAAAAGGAATAATCTCAGCACCTATGTGTCTGAGGCCATCAAAGAGCGCAGCTTGTTCCTCAAGTCTGGCGCTGTTGTTCGTAACGCTCTTCTCGATGCACGAGAAGGCGGTACTCGCATTCAAGTTCCTGAGTTCAACCCCGTGTCTCCCACTGAGGAAGTCATGGACGGTACTGCAACTTGGGGCACTGGCGGAGCTGGTTACCTAACTCCTCAAAAGATCGGTACTGGCACCCAAATTGCTTCGATCATCCACCGTGGCTTTGCCTACGCCGTAGATGACGTTGCGATCTTGGCAGCTGGTGAAGATCCAATGCTTCACATCCGTAACCAGTTGGCAGATGCCATCAACAAGCTGAACAGCGCACGTCTGTTTGAGCAGTTGACTGGTTTGTTCCACACTGCACTCAATGCCCACCGCCTTGAGAAGCAACTTGGTGGTTCCGGCGCTACTGCCGAAGCCAACTATCTGACTGCTGCAACTGTCGCTGAAGCCCGCTCCAAGCTGGGTGAGCGCGGTGAAGAGTTGGACATCTTGGTTGTTCACCCTTCTGTCGCTTACTACCTGTATCAGGTAGGAATGCTGACCTTCTCTACTTCAGCACTTGCCGCTTCTGGCGCAGTTACCTGGGGTGGCGGTGGTGTTGGCATCGGTGCTCGTGAAGTTGGTGAGTTTGCTGGCTGTCGCGTCATTGTTGACTCACAAGTCAACATCAATGACCCAACAACAGTTGGCAACCGCCAAGAGTTCCGTTGCTACATGCTGAAGTCTGGCACCATCCTTGAGGGTGTTCAGCAAGATCTTCGGATTGAAGCTGACCGCAACGTCCTCTCGAAGCAAGACGTGCTTTCCGTGGATTACCACACTGCCTATCACGTTATGGGCACCAAGTGGGGTTCTGCTTCGGACAACCCGACCAACGCAAACCTGCGTACCGGCAGCAACTGGTCTGCCACCTACGACATCGACCTCATCCCTGCGGTTGAGATCTTTGTCAACACTCCTTTGGATAACGGACTCAAGTCCTGAGCCTGACGGAGCAAAAGGCCCTACCATTAGGTGGGGCCACCTTCTTTTTGGCATGGCGTACAGCAGTTCTAAAAAACTGACCACCCGGCAAAAAGCCGCGATGGAACGTCATGCAGAGCATCACACCAAAAAACATATGGCCGAGATGCGTCGGCTGATGAAGTCTGGAAAGACCTTCACCGAAGCGCATAAAATGGCAATGAAAAAGGTAGGTAAGTAAGCCGTGGCCGCAACGATCAACGCTACACTCAAGAGCGCAACAGCCAACAGCTTTGTGACGTTGGCAGAAGCGGATGCGTATTTTGAAACCGTCCCAAGCTCAACGCAGTGGGATAACAAGCAAGACGACAAGAAAAACCGTGCATTGATTTCAGCCACCCGCTGGATCGATACATTGAATTTCTATGGTGATCGTTGCGATGCAGACCAAGCTTTGAGCTGGCCACGCAACAATTATCACGTTGATCGCGTTGAATTAACTTGCAGTGCTATCCCGGCAGACATTAAGTACGCTACGTATGAGCTGGCGCGTGCATTAGCAAATGACACGGACTCGATTACAGGGACTACCGGCGATACGGGGTTATACGAAGCCGTCAAGCTTGGAGAACTCGAAGTCAAGTACAACACTTCTAGCCAAGCTACTGGAACTGTCAATAATGTATTCGACGTTTACCCTTGGCTGCAGTCTTATCTTGGTGCTTATTGCCTTGGAGGTAGTGGTAGCTATCAAGTACGTACTGTGAGGGGTTGAGATGCCAGGAGCACTAGACAGTTTATTCAAAAGCGTTGCCAAATCAGTTGTAGCTGATCTGGGTAAATCCCTTGACACGACAATCACTTACACCCGCAAAGTGTCGCCAACGTATAACACCAGCACTGGGGCGTTAACTACGACGGACACGTCTTACTCTTTTGACGCACCAATCGAATTTGTGCGATCAGAGGAGGAGGCTGAGTCTGAAAAGCGA